ATGCCATTTGCTCGTTATTTCTGCATTTTCATAAACGTTGGTTTGGGAGAAGGTTCGGCATTACCCGTTGGTGTGCCTGTTCCGTGGCCTTCCGCCACTCCGCCAACGGGGTGGCTAAAATGTAACGGAGCAGTATTTTCTTCTGAAAAGTACCCAAATCTGGCAAAGGCTTACCCAACATTAAAATTACCAGATTTACGCGGTGAATTTATTCGTGGCTGGGATGATGGGCGCGGGATTGACTCTGGTCGTAACTTATTATCTGCACAGAATGATGCAATTCAGAATATTGTTGGTTCTTTTGGGCGTACCCAGCTTTTTAGAGACGTACTTAGTTCAGGGCCATTTAGTCAACATGGGCAAGTATTATCTACAGGTCTAAAGGAAGCCGAAATTATTGAGGGTTATGGCGCTTATAACTGGACATTCGACGCATCTCGCTCAGTTCGCACAGCATCTGAAACCCGCTCCCGTAACATCGCCTTTAATTATATTGTGAGGGCTGCATGATAAGTAAAGCTGTATTAAATAATGAACTCATCGCCACAAAGGCCGGAGACATTACCGTTTATAATTATGATGGTGAAACACGGGAATATATTTCCACATCAACTGAATATCTTGCTGTGGGTGTTGGTATCCCGGCATGTTCCTGTTTAGATGCTCCTGGCTCATATAAAGCTGGTTATGCAATTTGCCGTTCTGCAGATTTTAACTCATGGGAATATGTGCCAGACCATCGCGGTGAAATCGTCTATAGCACCGAAACAGGAGAATCAAAAGAAATCACAGTTCCGGGTGATTACCCTGAAAATACAACCACTATCGCCCCGTTAACGTCATACGATAAATGGGATGGTGAGAAATGGGTGACCGATACTGAGGCACAGCATAACGCCGCAGTAGACGCGGCAGAAGTACGGCGCCAGTCACTGATTGATGCTGCTATGGCTTCCATTAGTCTGATTCAGCTGAAATTGCAGGCCGGGCGGAAGCTGACGCAGGCAGAAACAACCCGGCTTAACGCTGTGCTGGATTACATTGACGCGGTGACTGCAACAGATACCAGCACCGCGCCGGATGTCATCTGGCCTGAACTACCGGAGGCGTAGGCCATTCAATATCTGGAGCACTGGAGGTATCAACCAGTTCCAGTGCGTCCAGATAATCCAGCCATAAATTATATTGTTCCAGCTCGTAACCTTTCAGACGACCAATAGCAGCTTTGCCAGGCCACTGATGGGTATTGATGTAGGTATTGACTTCTGAAACCAAAGATATCTTTTTCATTTCAGCCGCCAGCATCTCATCCTCTTTTGAAGGCGGCGGGGAATTAATCCATATTGGCCGTCCTGAACTGTCAGCGCCAATTTCTTTCCCTTCTGGATGCAGCCCAAGAAATTGCTCATATGTTTCTCTGGTAATTTCAATAACATCATCAGGAAGCGTTCCCGCATCCTCATATTCTGGAAACAATTCTTGCAGATAAAAACTTTTACTTGCGGGTGAAAAGAATACTGAGTTCATTCTTACCGTCCAATGATTAACGCTGAGACGCTGGTATCTGAAGGAAAGGCTGCATTCAGTGGTTTGTCGACTTTGAACACAATCGTATTATTCCCCCTGACAGCGGCAAAAGAACAAACCGCCGTCGCGTATGAACCTGTAATATTACTGGATACACCACCATAAGCTGTTGTTGATACCAGAGGGATAACGCCCAGCACCTTATTAGGAAATACAAAGGGCAATGTGGCTGTGGCAATATAAGACTTATTAGAACCTGTAATGGCATAAGCATTATCAGTCATTCCATTCATCGCCACTGGACCGCTTATACTTACAGTAACCATCTGAATGATTAGCCCGTCAGGTTGACGAATCACAAAATTTCCATTGCCACCAGTAACCGTCCAGAAAGACATATCAGGGATTTGGTTTTCCCCGTTGCCCACATTTCGTTTTGCCGCTTCTCCCAAACCAAGGTTTTCGAGAGCCGTTTTCACCGTGCCATCAGATTTGATATCGCCAAACGGATTCTTGCGGCTTAACAGCAGCGCACGAAGCGCGGTAAGCAGCTGGTCATGCCGCCCCTTCTCCAGGCTGGCACCGGATGCCTCCACCACGCTGCAGAGTTCTTCCTGCAACATGTCAAAGTAGTCATCATCCAGATCGGTGGCAGGTGTGCCGGTCTGGGGGTTACCACGGGTAAAACCGTTCTTACCCGCGCCGAACTTATCCTTCTGCGCGGTTTTCGTGTCTATACGATGCATGGATTACTCCGGATATTTAAAAATTACGTAGGTATGCGAAGGGCAGAGTTTGTTAAGCACACACTCGACAACGGTGTCGCCCCAGATACGCAGTGCGGAATCACAGGGATCACCACATGTCATCCAGGTGGTGTTGGTGGCAGCTGGCATGTTGACCTGCCAGTAATACCGCCATTCCGGCGCATTCACCGCGTCAGTACAGGCCGATGAGCAGGTGAAGGTGCTTTTGTCGTATCGCGTGATGGTGGCATCTGGTCTGCCCAGGGCAGCAAGCTGTGCAAGATAAAAATCCTCGTTGATGCCGCCCGCCAGGTTAACCTTCGCATCCAGCCGTTGCTGACGCTGGCGAAGGGTCTGTGTCCCTGCGGGAATACATTCATCCGGCAGGCCGCACAGACGCTCCCAGCGGTTTATCAGTTCGGTGGTGGTGCGCGGATCCAGCTCCCGCATCAGGGCATCCGCACGCTGATGAACACGGGTTAATGACGGTGCCGCACCGGCAATCGCCGGATCGCTGGCTGACCACGCCGGACCGGGCGGCAACAGTGCCGATAACAGGCGGATGTAGTGGCACACTAAATTTGGCCACCTGATGAAAGGTGATATTCTCACCACAACACAAAACAGGTGACTTAATGAACAAGAAAACCAAACGAACCTTCACCCCTGAGTTCAGGCTGGAATGTGCACAGCTGATTGTTGATAAGGGCTACTCATATCGACAGGCCAGTGAAGCGATGAATGTCGGTTCAACCACGCTTGAGAGCTGGGTACGCCAGCTCAGGCGAGAGCGCCAGGGTATTACGCCCTCTGCCACACCCATTACTCCAGACCAGCAACGTATCCGCGAGCTGGAAAAGCAAGTTCGCCGTCTGGAGGAACAAAATACGATATTAAAAAAGGCTACCGCGCTCTTAATGTCCGACTCGCTGAACGGTTCACGATAGCCGCCAGACTAAGTGACAGCCACACGGTTGTCAGCCTGTGTTCTGCTCTGGAAATACACCGCAGCAGTTACCGGTACTGGCGAAAACGACGCGATACGGTTAATCCGGCACGAGTCAGGTTGTGCAGCGAAATACGCCGGGCGTGGAACCAAAGTCGGGGCTCTGCGGGCGCGCGCACTCTGGCTGAAATGCTGACTCAAAACGGCGTCCCGATGAGCCGTTACCGTGCCGGACGTCTGATGAAATATCTGAACCTGAGCAGTTGTCAGCCCGGAAAACATCAGTATAAAAATGCCCGTCAGGAGCATACCAGCCTGCCGAATCTGCTTGAGCGTCAGTTCGCAGTACCGGAGCCAGACCGGGTATGGTGTGGAGATATTACGTATCTCTGGGCAGGAAATCGCTGGTGCTATCTGGCGGTTGTTATGGATCTTTTTGCCCGCAGGGTTATCGGCTGGAGTCTGTCAGCGCATGCCGATACCGCACTGATAAGCAGTGCCCTGCGGATGGCCTATGAGACGCGTGGCCAACCCCGGGATGTCGTGTTCCATAGCGACCAGGGAAGCCAGTATACAGGCCTTAAATATCAACAACTTCTCTGGCGTTGCAGAATAAATCAAAGCGTCAGTCGGCGGGGAAACTGCTGGGATAACAGCCCCATGGAACGCTTCTTCCGCAGTCTGAAAACAGAATGGGTAAGAATGGCGCAGTCCGCTTTTTTAGGGAAAGGGATAGGAAATGTAATCCTCATTGTTTGCGTCGATAATTTCGGCATAGCCTCGCCTCGACCATATTGCAGAATTTTACCGTTGGGTAATTTCATCCATCCATCACCACTGGCAAAAGAGGCCATGTCCGGTATCTGATTTTCCCCTGTCCCTACATCCCGTTTTGCCGCTTCTCCCAAACCAACGTTTATGAAAATGCAGAAATAACGAGCAAATGGCATCATTCCTGCTTTTGTCAGGGAGATCTACCATGCTTATTGGCTATGTACGTGTGTCAACAAATGACCAGAACACAGATCTACAACGTAATGCGCTGAACTGTGCAGGATGCGAGCTGATTTTTGAAGACAAGATAAGCGGTACAAAGTCCGAAAGGCCTGGACTGAAAAAACTGCTCAGGACATTATCGGCAGGTGACACTCTGGTTGTCTGGAAGCTGGATCGGCTGGGGCGTAGTATGCGGCATCTGGTCATTCTGGTTGAGGAGTTGCGCGAACGAGGCATCAACTTTCGTAGTCTGACGGATTCAATTGATACTAGTACCCCAATGGGGCGCTTTTTCTTTCATGTGATGGGTGCCCTGGCTGAAATGGAGCGTGAACTGATTGTTGAACGAACAAAAGCTGGACTGGAAGCTGCTCGCGCACAGGGACGAATTGGTGGACGTAAGCCAAAACTAACGGATGAGCAGTGGGCGCAGGCAGGGAGACTAATCGCTGCAGGAGAAACGCGTCAGCGCGTAGCATTAATTTATGATGTAGGAGTGTCAACACTATACCGAAAATTTCCTGTAGGCAGGGATTAGACATGATGCAGGCCACCGGTAAAGATTGATGCTGGCAGACAGCACAACTTTACAGCCCAAACTGTCGAGCTCTTGGGAACTCAGACACTAGCCATATATCGGCTCTCTTAGAGCCGGTGAACCCTCTAAATCAATTCGCCCAGAATGATATTTTTGTACTGGGCAGACCATCACAATTCGGTAATAGACAGCATCAAAGGCAGCTAAATAAACCTTAGGCTTATCCACATTACATATCTGCATCAGGAGCCAGTGGGTGTCGAAGATAATGTTCCTGAAGAACATCTGCAATTGATTTCAGATTGTCTTCCTTAACAATGGAAAGAATGTCACGTCCATTTTTCCAGTCTAATGATATTTTTGTATTTCTTTGCTTCTGATGAAGCAGCAGCTCAAGTGCTTCAGGTTCAAAATCTGATGAGGTCCAGAATGAAAAAGTCATTTTTCGGTCACGGTACACATGAATCTGACTGTAGAATTTTCTGATGCGTTGAACTCGTTCGAGCCACTTTTCGATCATTTCGACTGAAATTAGTCGCTTAACTTCATAGCCTTTACATTCGTAGCACTTAATTTCTGCTTCGCCTCTAAAACCAATCACATCTATTTCAGCCTTACCTGCCTCGGTACTGATTTGTTTATTCAAGTCCACAGTGCTGACATTTTGGGTTTTCAGTACGATGTGACCAACTAACATTTCAAACATTACGCCTCTTATATTGATTGCGGCGCCTTCAATCCTCGTAAGTCCTTTAAATAGTTCGTTGATTTTTTCTGGGTTTGCTGCCGCAATAGCACTGGCACGATTAAGAGTATTTAATAAACTGGACAGTAGTGCTGAAATGTCTTGACCAAGTAGGTTAGATACTGTTGTAGCCATTACACCAGCTTGTTTCGCAAGGCGAAAGGCTTCTGGATCAAAACGTTCTGCAATCAGCATAGCTAGAAACGGGCGAGTATTTCGCATATTTCTGCATCGCTGTACTTTCGTGAGATAGGTTTGGATGCTTTTGCTATCTAAATCATTGTATATGACATCTGCAACAATGAAGCCATTACTCATTTCACCTTTTTGTACTGTTGCTAAAGGCATAATATATGACGGAGCACATATGTCCCAATGGTGATGGCTAAATGAAGGCATATTCTGAGAGTTACGGACTTGGACCTTATTAAAGCTGCCAAGGCTATTGTGTTTAATCCAGTCAGCTACACCTTTAATGAGAATATCTTCAACCAGCAATTGGTTTCGGACATGTTGGGTATCCGTTACCCCGTTAATATTATTTATGTAAGTAACAAGACAATCCCCCAAAACGACATCAACTTCCCTACGCAGAACTGAACCTTTAAGCAATTGCGCTTCAAGACGGCTTGACGCAATGTGTCCCTTCAGTTTGTCCGGACTCCCTGAAACCTTGCTAAAAAGATATGTCGGGATCGCCCCTTGATAAGGGTGGAAAGCGAAAAAGGTGTGAGCATAGACTGTTCTTGCATTTACATGACTTTCAAGCAATGCAATCCAATATCGACGAGAGTTATAGTCCTTTGTCAGATAGAGAAATGCTTCATTTTTGGGCAAAGAAAAATGAGTAAAACGTTGAACATCACCTCCAACGCGGGAGATTCGCTGTCTGGCGTTAACTTCTGTTAGGCCATTGGCTATCAGTTTTTCTCTTAAGGCAGATGAGGACATCGGCCCGTAGATATGTAGAAGTTGTTCTATGGATGGTTTCAT